ATGTAATCTCTTTCTTGTTCTCCGTCACCAAACACTTTAAGTGATTTTCCGAGGAGAGCTTTTCTAGTAAAGATTCCAATAACTCCGCCATAACTGTCGTCTGCTTGATAAGGTCCAAAAGTGTTAAAATTTCTGAGGATAGCGACTTTAGTTCCATATGTATCATAATAAGATTTACATAATCTGTCTCCAGCAACCTTACTAGCTGCATAGGGAGACTGTGCATCTAGTGGATGTTGTTCAAATATCTTTTTAAATTGAGCCGTTCCATATACTTCTGAGCTACTAGCGAATACCATCTTCTTCTTAAACTTTCTAACAGCCTCTAATACATTTATTGTACCTATAACATTTATATCTAGTGTCTCTTGAGGATTAGTTATACTTCTATCTACGTGTATTTGAGCCGCTAAATGAAACACAACATCGGACCACTTAACTAAGGGTTCGATGTTGGTGTAGTATCTTATATCACAATACTGTACTTCTTTGGCAGACGGATGTTTGCAACTATGAAAAAAATTATCAACCCCTTTTACTTGGTGTCCGTTACTTTTTAATTTTTCGTATAGATGACTGCCAATAAATCCAGCAGCTCCCGTAATTAATATTTTCATTGTGGCCTCTTCTTAGTTATTATTTATAAGCTTCTTGTACAGCTTTTGCTGCAGCTTCATCGTTTGGAAACCTTTTAGCTTTTCCATCAATTACAGCTACTACATAGCCGTCTTCTTTTTTCTCTTCTTTTTTCTCTTCTTGTCTAATCATAATTTTATATTAATTATTAATTACCAATATTTAGAATTAGTTGTCATAAATTGTCCAGCTGGAGCCACTACTAATTCAGTAGCAGTTTGAGCTGATGATAGTTGAGCTACCTTCTCGAAACCACCATCGTGGTACAAAGAATTTGATATCTCTTGATCTGTCTTTAGCATATTGTTTGTTTATTAGTTAGATAGCCCAGCCCCCATAAAGGGACTGAGTATATAACTAACTTAGTATGAAGATGGATCTTCTTGTCTAAGTCCTGAACTAGCAGATTCTGCATAAGCAGCTGTAGTGTCTCCTGAACCAGTCCATAGAATTAGACCAGCAGAGGTATTAAGAACCTTAGATGTGAAGTTTGCTTTCCAACCCATAACAGTTGTCTGATTTAGAGGATCAGATTTACTTGCACCAGCAGTTAAGTAAGTTCTAATACCACCGTCAAGCTCAGTTACACCGTAGAATCCTTCTCCGAAGATAACTGTTCCATAAGCGATAGTAGAGGCTGTACCACCAGCATTAGATCCACGTTTAGCAGGACCTAAATTACTTTCTACAAATCTTACTCCATAGATACTACCGATTTCACCTTTAAACAATCTTTCAACAGCAGGTGTAGTATATTGAGTGAAACTAATGAAAGTACTGTCTCCTAAAATATCATCTGACTGTTCAATACTAGTAATAGCAACGTAGTTATTACCTTCATAAGGCATAACATTTAGAGACTTTAACTTAGCTCTAGCTGTTCTTACATCTGAAACTGCGATTACATTTGTAGCAGATACTGTCATGATACCAGCACTAACTGTTGAAGTCATACCCCAATAATCTGTCAACTCAGTTGAAGTTTTAAAGAGGTGATGACCATTAGCGTTAGACGCTGATACGTGATTTTGAATAGCATTAACAATTACACGTTCAATTGTTTCACCAGCTTGTGTGCCTAATTGTTTTGCTGCCATTTCACCAACATCAGTAATTGATGTTAGCCCAACTTTATCAGACCAATCAGTTAAACTACCATATTGACTAATGATAGCTGAAACTGCAAGAGTTGATAGAGCATTACCAGCAGATAATTTTACAGGAGCTCCCTCAGAAAGAGTATAACCTAAGGCTAATCTTCGAGGTCTGTTCCAAATTACGCTAGTACCTTCACCTGTTGGTAAAGGTTTCTTTATTCCAAACTGGAAAAATACCAATGTTGGATCAAGTGTCTCTAACAATACTCTGTCGTAATAGGTCTTGATAGTGTTAGTTAAACTTGTTGTGTTTGTAAGTGACATAACTAACTCCTATTACAATGATAAAGTGTCATATATTTTAACGATCGTTTTACTAACTTTTCCTATTAACCATTGACTTTATTTCATTAAGCGAATACAAAGATTTTCCACTTGCATCCTTAGCATTAATCATATCATCTAGCTCTAGATTATCTTCTTTAGGATTTCTTCTAGAAGTAGGTGTATCGACTACTGCTTCAGGAGGAGTAGGATCAGGGACCTGATTCATCTGACTTAATTTTTCTTCCAAGGCATCAGCTTTAGTTATTGATAAAGCTTCAGTAGGAAGTAAATATGGTTTAGACTTTAGTAAATCAAGTACTTGTTCCCTGTATTGTGAATAATTAGGATCACTAGCTGCCCTTATTGCATCTTCTTTTTTCTCTCTTTCTTTAAACTTCTTTTCAACTAATAACTCAGCTTCTGAAACATTAGCCTTGAGTGGCTTAGGTGCTTCAGGTTGAATTTCTAACTCTTCGTCTGTAGAACCTAATTGATCCTTAAGACTGTTAGCTAATTCTTCTGCGTCTTTCCTTCTTTGTCTTTCTGCCTTAAAGGTGTTGTAGGGAACTGTAGGTGTTTCCTTTTCTTCTTCCGTACTAGGTACGTCAGTTTTTTCTTCTTTGGCATTTATTGTAGGCTTTGCCTCAGGAGTCTCTGTCTCTCCTGGATCTTGTGCCTGTGTAACTGGTGCTGTGTCTAGTTCATTTTGAATATGAACCGGAGCTTCAGTGTCACCAATCTTAGTCACATCTGGTTGTGGCATATACTTTTTGTTATAGAGGTTAGTCCCTCTTTTAATACGTTTTTAATGAGGTTTACGTTCCTCAAATTGTTTTATTATTTTCCTTTAAATACTTTTAAAGCTTGTGATTCTTCTTTCTTTATTTGCTTTTTTTCTGCAGCAGTTAATTTAAATCCAAATACTTGTGACATTGGTCTTCTTCCTTTTAATCTTTTTTTCTGACCAGTAGATAAAATGTTTAAAGCTTTTACAGCCCTCTTAGGTGTACCCAATATTTTCTTTATTCTTTTCTTCTGTTTAACTTTTCTTTTTTTAACAGTAGACTTAATAGCTCTCTTCAACATTGGTTTAGTTATTTTTTTCTTCTTTCTCATTTTTTTCTCGTTTAATTTGTAATTCAATTAAAGCTTGAAGACTTCTCAGCCCTCTAATCTCACCAGCTATCCTATTGTCGGGATTATTAACCAGCCGCTCTTTCAATTGGAATACTTGTATTTCCACCCATAGATTGACTTGATGCCAACCCTTCAAGTTGCGGAGCTCCTGAGTTTGGATTAGTTCCTCCCAACTGCCCTCCAGTTGCTCCTCCACCAACTTCTTGAGGCGTAATTCCTTCAGGCATTGGTGCACCTTGAACTTGGGCAAATACTTCTTCAACGTTTTTAATGTCTCCATAAGTGTCAAATATATATTTTAAAATTGGACTTAAGTCTACTCCAGCTATCTGAGCAAACGGTGCAATGGTTGCTAATAACTCTCTGGCTTCAGCACGATTAGCAATCTTATTATTGGCAGTCTGAGATCCAGCTGTAACTTTCAAATCAAAGTTATTCATAATATCTTTCTTACTAATCTTCTTCCATTCAATACCGCCCTCTCCAACAATTCTGATAACAATATCCTTAGGTAAGTATTGTTGATTAAGAGCAATCACTTGTTCTCCTAAGTCCTTCAATGAATCTTCGAAGTTATCAATCTTATATTTAATTCTAGTACCGGCTGCTTCCTGTAATAAAGCTAAGCCTGTGGCTGTCTCACCACCTTTAGTTCCACCACCACCAACTCCTATAAAAGGATCAGTTATACCAGAAGTAGTCTGGGCATCGTTCTTAATTATTTGTTCTTCTTGATACGCACTGGCCGTTACATCTTGTTCTTTAATCTGACGAATACCCGCATCAGTTGTATCGTTAGCGTGGACAATTCCATAAGGAGCTGCCCGTAATTCTTTTTCATTAATACCAGAGTTATTAGCTATAATCCATTTCTTATGAATGATTTGACTAACATTATCCATTCTCTGATTACGAACATCATTTAATTCATATTGTAAACTCTTTAAAGGTTCAATCTCACCTATGGCCCAAAACTCATTAGGTACATCTGTATCTTTAATCATTGAGTAAGGAGCCCTAGCATGACTAAAGGGATTACGACTTACTTGTAAAACAAACTCACCATTAGCAACTAAAGCTACGGCTGGTTTATTTCCCTGACCATCATCCATGTCATAACTAGGCATCCAATGCTGCCACAGTTTAACCATCTTTTTGTCAGACTGTTTTGGTTTACTTAAACTCTTAACACTATCTCTTCTAATTTGATATTCGTTTTGTTGTGTTTGAATATAGACTAACTTTCTTTCTTCTGGATCAAACTTTTCATTGTCTCTAATATCATCTATGTTCATCTCTGTACTTTCGATTATCCACCCATCATGAATATTCTCGGAAGTTGGATCAATCCACATATCAAAGATGTCTTTAATAACTATCTTTGGTTTCTTTAAAGTAAAATCCCAAGTGGTCTTAACAAATCCATTACCATACATTAATGTCTCTCTCACCCAAGACTTAAATACTCTCTTCCAATTACCATTATAATATTGCCAATCAAGTACTTGATCCATCAATCTAGCATTCACTCTATCACCAGGCTTGGTTGGGAGTGTTTCTAATTTAGGTTTACTTGCAACCATTCTAGGAACTATATTTTCAATTGTCTGATAAACAATAGGAATAAAAAGATTTGCCCGACCATTATAACTTTGTTTGTTCTTGTTATAAAACGACCGATACAATTCATAGTACTCACTGAAGTCATTAAAGATTGGTGTCTGATAATCCTTAGCTTGGTTGAATCTAGTTCTTGTAAGTTGTAATACTTCGCTTTTAATTTTACGAGATATTTTTGGCATATTTTATTTTGTTATTTAATAACCCGTATACTCATTTGTATTGGAGTCATCAAAGGTCTCGTAATTTAGGGACTGTTCCATATATTGTGGTGGAACCTTGTAAATGTGTAATATATAAGCTAACGCATCTATAACATCATCATGACGACCATTAGGAAATGTATATAATTCATCTTCTAATACACGTGTCATTGTGTCATTTTCTTTATGTAAAATAGTATGACTTCTATATAATGGCTCTAATCCTCTAATACGATTTGGCGACTGTTTCTTACTACCAAGTGGTTTAACAGGTTGTATTGGTAGGAATGTCTGACGCTTACGCATCTCTTCTTCCATGTAAGGAATTAAAGTTTTGTATTCAATTGTGTCTTCTATACCCATTGTCATCGGGCTGAATTGTTCATAGGTAATGAACAGGTTATCAACAATCTCCTTAGGACCCCAGTGTTGTCTTTTAACATCTAATACATACCAGAAATTATCTTGGTCCACCCCAACAGTCACCATGGTGGTGAAGTCAGCTCTCTTGTCTCTACTGATCGCTAAGTCTACAGTAGTATAGACATTCATCTTCTGTTTACCTTTTAAATCCTCATCAGAATAGTATCTCCAATCATCCCTCCTAAAGAACTGCATCTCAGCATCCTTAGGTTCATTCATATACTCGGCATAGAACAAATGCCCTAATCCGTTATTAACATAGTTGTCTTTTATTTCAGTCAACTCTTCTATACTCAAGTGCTCTGGCCATAAGGCTGTACCATCTTCTTGTATCGCCTTATACATGTGTTTATCCCAGTCAACGTACTTGTCTTCGTCTAATATTTTATTTAACAAACTATCGTAGTGAAGTATGGTACCAATGTATATCATCCTTGACTTCTTAGCTAAAGCAGGTACAAGAGCTCCATTAAACCATCTCTCTAACTTCTCACGTTGCTCTTTGGTCTGCACCATCTCTTCGTTCTCTAGATCATCTAATATAACTAAATCAGGTCTTGTATTAATATATTTCAATCCACGAACCTTCTGACCGCTACCCAATGCCATCACCTTAATATGGCCTTTTAATTCAATGTTACCTTCTGCCCATTTGTCTGTAACTAGATTACCAAATAAGAATTTGAAACGCTCGTTAGATTCTAATTCTACTTTTAAGGTTTCTAGCTGTAAGGTGGCCTGTGAATAAGTGTCGGATATCAAGAGGATAAAACTAGCTTTCTTATAGGCAATACAGTGGAGAAGATAAATGAGATCTATGATAGTACTCTTAGCATGCCCCCTAGGAGCAGCTATGGCTACTTTGTCTTCTTCCCCTTTAAGTATTTCATATATGTTTTTATGGAAATCTGGAATCTTTTCTGTGATATGAGTGCCTTCAAATATGAACTCACCAAACTTTGTTATATCGTCTTTGAACCATTTTAAAAATCCTCTTTTATGTTGTGGTGTAATTTTTGGCATGTGATCTCTTTATTGGTGTACCCCTAAGAGCTTAAATATGGAATCTAGTGGGACGTTTGGGTTCTTTAGGTATCTTTAGGGGTTCATCTGGAATAAACTCCTTAGGAGGCGTTTCAGTGGTTAACTTGGTAGGTGGTTGTTTGATTGCGTAGGAGCCGTCTGGGTTGTGGTCCAGGTCCCACCCTAGGGACTTTATGTATTCTATTAGGGAGTTGTCTAGGCGGTACTTAGGCATAAATCCATTTTTAGTATGTAAATTATCTAGGGGTAATATATATAATGCGGAAGAAATTCGTTCCGAACATCCCCCCTACCTTTGTTTTATGACTAGGTTAAGCCACTCGTTATATCTATGTGTCGTACAATGTATATTGTGCGACGCTTAAAACATTTAAAAATAGCTAAACTTAGTCAATTTTATCATCTATGCTAGTGGCTTCTTGTAACCATAGGTCACCAGCGTCAACGTTTAGGTTAATATTCTCTACCTTTTCCCGGAGTCTTCCCTTCATTTTGTTGACATCACGCCAGAACTGGTAGCTCTCGTGTGGCTTTTTTTTATTTTCTGAAATTTCCATGGCTCTCTTGGCATATGTATCTAAATAGTTGTCTGTTAAGCCAACTTTCTCTAGTTGAGCGATGATGCCTTTTTGAATATGAGGCTTTGTTAGGTTCTCACAAGCCATTTCTTTTGCTGTATTCTTGCTGTATCCAGCGTCTTTTGCTATTTGTGAATTTGTCTTAGGTTCACCTGCTGAAATACTAGTAGCATAACCTTTTATAAAATTCTGTTGTTTTTTAGAAAACTTGTAACCATCAACACCACTTACGACATCCGGAACACCAAGGTACCTGCTAGGGTGAACTGTTGGAGTGACCTTGCTAGGGTGAACTGCTAGGGTGGCTTCCTTATCATCCTTGCTAGGGTGAACTGTTGGAGTGACCTTGCTAGGGTGAACTGTTGGCTCACTCTTGGGTATCTTATTTTGTGTGGTTGTTATGTCCATACTATAATTATACCATTTCCACTAACAAAACACAAAACCCCACTTTTACTCCTATATTATTTTTATATAGTTACCCCCTTAAGGGGGTTAGTAACTATATAAAAATAATAAGTTAAGGTGAGTGAAAGCACGTCATCATATAAGTTAAACTGCTTTTTACATATTAGCTTTGTTAAGCCATTCTAACTTGTATGATTGCAAATCATACTTATATATACAAGTTAAAACCGCTTTGTTAAGCCATTCTCTATATATTGGCTGGGTTAAGCTGTTCTAACTTGTATGATACCGTGATCATCCTAGTTATACAAGTTCGTTTTTAATCCTCCTATGCATAGTAAGTGGTCATATTAATACTTATTTTATATCATCATATGGTAGGTAATAAAAAACAAAAACAATAATTACCTTAAAAGGTTATAATTATTATAGTAATAACACATACAATAAGTTATCCCCTTGACACTAGTATTTATAGCATGGTATTATTACTATAAGCATTGAAAAGTAACTTAAATAACTATGACGAACGAAGTATTACAAATAGAAAGAGAAACAATCAAGAGATTAAATGATTTTTACACACAACCTCATGCATTAGAATCCTATAGACTAGAAATTGCTGAGAAGATAGCTATCTTATTAGAAGAAAGAATAGAAGCTGTTAAGGGTCAACTTAGCATGCTTGAACAAAGAATTCGCAAGGGAGACTCTTATACATTTGCTAGTGATGTTGTCAAAGGAACAGAAGAAGGACAACTATTACTAAAAATAGATAGTAAAATTAGAAGATTAAAGGCTGTTGCTACTATATTAGGTGACATTTATGCCAATATTTCAAAATAGAATATGATCAATAACTTAAAAAAAATCAGAATTGCAAAAAGAATTAAGGTAAATGAAGTAGCTGAACCTTTAGGTATGACACCAACTAACTACTATAAGTATGAAAACGGCGTAGTTAGAAACATACCAATTAATAAATTACTTAGAATTGCTCAGATACTAGGAGTTAATCCTGCTGAGTTGTTTGTACTCGAACCAGAGGAGGATGTTAATAAAATTGACACCCCTTGGATGAACTAATAAACACTATGAAATGCACAAGATGTGACGCAAATGAGATATATAGAAGAGACCAAGATGGTAGTAAATTATATGAATGTCTTAATTGTGGAAAAAGGTGGAGTCCCTCTGAATTAGCAAGAGAAATTAAGGAGAAACACAATGAAATGTCCTAATTGTCAAGTCCCTATCTACTTAGATGATAAGGGTGAGAATAAATTATATGGTTGTTTCAATTGCGGTAAGACGTGGAATCAATACCAACTAAGAAAACTTATTAAGGAGATTATTAAAAAGCGTTATGAACAAAACTAAACAATTTCACAAAGACATGATTAAAGCGACCGTTAGTGAGATGATTGAAAAACGTTATGTTCAAGGAGATGAAGATCACAAAGAAGATGGTTGTTTATGGGAGAAAGATAATTTACTAGATGAAGCTATTGAAGAGGCGATTGATACAGTGGTTTATCTAATAACCCTTAGGGAGAAGATTGATAAGAATAATTTACCATTTTAAAATTATGTATATAGGAATAGACAATGGAATAGACGGGGGAATCGTTGGAGTGAGTTGTGCGGGTGAAGTATTAAAGAAGGTTGTTATGCCAGTGATTGGTAAGAAAGGAAAAGGTAAAAGGGAGTATGATTTAGAAGGTATTCGCAATGAAATTTCCACATTAGATGTTAAGTTCTGCGTGTTAGAGAAAGCTCAAGCCTTTAGTGGTCAGGGTGTAACCTCCACCTTTAATACAGGAAAAGGATATGGAATGATGCAAGGGATGTTAACCGCCTTAGATATACCTTATGCAATAGTGGCCCCTAAAACTTGGCAGAAAGAGTTGTTTAAGGGATTAAATAGCGATGATACTAAAGCAGCGTCAGAGTTAGCAGCAAAAAGGATGTTTCCCGGTGTTGACTGGACTCCAACAGAGAGAAGTAAGAAGAGTCATTCAGGATTAACAGACGCAGCCTGTATGGCAGAATATTGTAGGCGTATTTACGGATAAATATATGGAACAAAAAAGAAAATGTTTAGCCTGTAAGGGTGTTGGTACAATTGCTGTTAGTCTACCCGATGGTGACTATGATATAGAGATGTGTCAGTTCTGCGAGGGTAGTGGTTGGATAGTAATAGTAGAGACGTATACTGATAGAGGAACACAAATCAATGAAATACCTTATAAAAAATAAAAACAAAAATTATGAAAAAGTACAAAACAATTAAGAGACAACAAACCAAACAAAAACACTTAGCTTTATTCTTCTCTACCTTAGTGGGAATATCAGCTATATTAATCACCTTACAAGGAGTTAATGCAGAGTTGATACTGAACCAAGGAATAGAGTATAAAACTCCATATACAGGCAAATCTGAACAAATAAAGGTGGTTGATATGACAATAGCCGACCATATTTGGAATATATTTACAGAAGAGTATAATCTAACCTTAAATGAGAAAATAACAGCTATGAGAATAATTGATTGTGAGTCAAGATTTGATCCTTATGCTATTAATAAAAATACTGATGGGAGTTTTGATTTAGGTTTATGGCAGATTAATGAGGTCTACCACGACATAACCAGAGAGTGTGCTTTCGATGTCTATTGTTCTACTAGGTACGCAATGAGTATTTATAAATCTTGGGATTCTTTTGAAGCGTGGGTTTGTTACTAGATTTTAATACGACATTAGGTCGGTTTCGACTAACCAAAGTGTCAGACCTTAGTTGAAAGGGGAATGAGAAATCAGCACTCCCCTTTGACTAGGGATAAATAAATAAATAAAACTTATGAAATTTGAACTCACAAAAGAAACAATAACAGAATCTGGTATTAAATTATATCGTATTAGAGCATTAAAAGATTTTGGAGATGTTAGTAAAGGTGATTTAGGTGGTTATGTAGAGAAAGAAAAAAATCTAAGTCAAGAGGGTAATTCTTGGATTTATGATAATGCTAAGATTTCTGATAATGCTATGATTTCTGATGATGCTAAGATTTATGGTAATGCTAAGATTTTTGATGATGCTAGGATTTATGATGATGCTATGATTTTTGGTTATGCTTGGATTTTTGGTAATGCTACAATTTCTGATAATGCTAAGATTTATGGTAATGCTAGGATTTTTGATAATGCAACAAAATATGATGATGCTATGATTTATGATAATGCTAGGATTTTTGATAATGCTATGATTTTTGGTAATGCTACAATTTCTGGCGATGCTAATGTTTATGGTAATTCTTGGATTTTTGATAATGCTACAATTTCTGGTGATGCTTGGATTTCTGGTAATGCTAAGATTTCTGATACTACAACAAAATAGGCTTAACTTAATAAATAAATAAAACTATATGAAAGAAGAAAAATTTGTCTTAATACCAAAAAAAGTTGATTTAATATTTGACAAAAAAGGATGTGCGTTATGTTCCAGACAAGCTATTGTTAATTGGCACGAAGAAAAACTAAATATTAATAATGAAAAATGGATTGAATACATAATGAATAATCTAGAAAACTAAATAGTCCCTTGAAAATTACCGACACTAAATAACGGAAATTACATATTTCAACTGTTCTTTATACACAAACCTCCTTTTATGTCGGTAATTTTTAGAGGATTAAAAAATAAATATGGAATTAAAAAAACTAAATATCAAATACTTAGATTTATTTAGTGGAATAGGCGGATTTACTCTAGGAATAGGAAATAAGGCAGAGTGTATTGGTTATTCCGAAAAACCCACTATTGTATTATTGTCGTGGGTGTGATATAATATACTTATGGAAAAACAATGTTCTAAATGTGGTCGGAAAAAGAAGCAATCTGACTTCTATAAAGCTAAACGATATAAAGACGGAAGATACCCCTCCTGTAAAGTTTGTTGTGCTAAAGCAACGGAAAAATCAATCATAAAGAAGTGGGGAACGAAGCAAAAATACTATGCTGAATATAGGAATCGGATTAAAGGAGGAAATCCACGAATAATATTCGCCAAAAAGAAATGTAATGCTTTATCACACAATATACCATTTAAGATAAAAGTTGATGAATTTGTTGATTGGTATGAAAAACAAGATTTGAAATGTGCCTATTGTGATATACCTCAAGATAAGATTACAGAATACCAGTGGCTTATGCCAAATATAAATACCCACAGACTAACGATTGATAGAATTGATAATAGTAGGGGTTATATTAAAGGAAATATTTGCTTGGCCTGTGCTAGATGTAATTTAATTAAAAGTAATGTGCTGTCTTTTAATGAAGCACGAGAAATTGGACAGCGTTATGTCAAACCAAAATGGAAAAATTAAAGTGTTCTCAATGTTTAGCGGGATTGGAGGATTTGAGTTGGGAATCATTAACGCTATTGGAGAGAGAGCAGATTTTGTCGCATATTCCGAAATCGACAAGTATGCAATTCAAATTTACGAAAAACATTTTAAACACAAAAACTATGGCGACATCACAAACATCGATGTGGGAGAACTCCCAGACTTTGACCTCTTGGTTGGAGGATTTCCTTGCCAAAGTTTCAGTATTGCAGGAAAAAGGAAAGGATTTGACGAAGCTAGAGGAACACTCTTTTTTGAAATCTTGCGGATTTGTGCAGAAAAGCGACCCAGATTTGTGGTACTTGAAAACGTTAAAGGTTTATTATCTCACGACTCTGGCAAAACTTTCCAGACAATACTTAAACTTCTCTCCGACGTGGGGTTTAGAGTTGAATGGCAGGTACTTAACAGCAAGAATTTCGGAGTTCCCCAGAATAGGGAAAGAGTGTTCATTGTCGGACATCTTAGAGGAGAAAGTAGAAGACAAATATTTCCTATCACAGGAGGCAACCCAAAAACTCTTAATCAAATTATAGGTGGTGGCCAGGGAAATAGAGTTTATAATACTAATGGAGTAGCATGTACTCAAGCAAGTCAGGCTGGTGGTCAAGGTGCTAAAACTGGATTATACGCAGTAAAAGAAGCCACCAAGAAAGGATATACTGAAGCTCAAGAGGGTGATTCAAGTTTTACTTTAACAGGTCAAGATAAGCATGGAGTGATGATTGGTTCTAAAATCCGCCGACTAACACCAACTGAATGTGAAAGACTACAAGGATTCCCAGTAGGTTGGTCAGCAGAAGGTGTTAATGGGAAAATAAGCGATAGACAGAGATATAAAACGCTTGGAAATGCCGTAACTGTAAATGTTATTAAAGCTATAATGGAAAAGTTAATACTTTAATCCCTGCAAGTACCCAAAATACTTGAAAGTAGAGAAAGTTAAAGAGAGTAAGATAAAATAATTATGATATATAATCAAGATATTTTAAAATATAAATCAAAAGAATTGTATCACGCAGTCCTTTGTGATCCTCCATATCATTTGACTTCAGGTTGTATGACTAAAGAACGAAAGGATATGGCTGACTATGATAAAGGTAAAGGTAATCCTTATTGTCGGACTCAAGCTAATACTGGTTTTATGGGTAAAGAATGGGATGGTGGTGATATAGCTTTTAACCCAAAGACTTGGGAGCATATTAAAAGTTTATTATTACCTGGTGCTTTTGGTATGGCATTCGCTAGTAGTAGAGGTTGGCACAGAATGGCGGTA